TTTTCCTGTACACGGCTGGTATGGTAGCTCGCAGGGCCAATACACCGGGCTTTCTACCTGACGACAAGCTTACCGAGCTTGGCAGGCATATGAACGCACAAACTACTATCGACAAAATCGATAAGGGCGACGTATGCGGGCTAACCTTTCGTATGTGCTTCATATTCGATTTACCGGCCTTCCGCGAGCGTTACACCGCTAACGGTAGCCTAGCCCTACCTAACCCCCTAAGCGCCGCCAGCGGGGCTAAAAAGCGCCAGCGAAAGCGCCTTAAAAAGCACCGTAAACAATAAGCCTTGCAATCGACTGCAAGGCGAGTTGCTTGCTAAAAAGTTTTGGAGTATAGTTTGCGAAATCCCAAAAGGAGTTCGCAGACATGGCACGCAGCGCGACCAAACGCAGCATCAAGACCGGCATCGTAAAGAGCGTAGAGCGCAAAGAGCGTAACGTCACTACCATTAACACTGGCGGCATCCCCGTTGTGATCGGGAACACAGCGCCACTCGCTGACCTCACTGACCTAGAGCTTGTATCCAAGGGCGTGTTCGGTCTTTTTGAGAATGACGGCGAGGGTCTGCACTACACCGTCATTACCGGAGACATTAAAGCCAAGAACGAGCTTCGGGTTGTCGAGCCTGTCTATAACTTCAAAGACCTGCTGCGGGTCTGCCTGTCCTCCACTATTCTACGCCAGTGCGTCGAGTCCTACGTCACCAACATCGAGTCTTACGGGATGGAACTCGAATACGTTGGCGAAGAAGGTCAGGAGGACAGCCGCGCAGCGCAGAATGAGAAGATGCGTATCCTGCGTATCCTTGCCGGTCTGACCAATGATGATCGCTCTCTGCAAAAGCACAGGGAGGACAGTCGAACGGATAAGGAAATCCTAGGTGCCCGCGCTTTCGAAGTAATACGCGATGCTGCTGGGCGTGTTGTCGGCTTCGATCACGTCCCGGCCCTTACGCTTCGCATGACTACAAAGGAAAAAGAATACGTCAACTATACTTCGTATGATCCTGTCACTGGTGCAACGATCCCGATGCGCCGTCGCTTTCGTCGCTATGTTCAAACGAACGATGAAGGTAAGAAAACATGGTTCAAGGAATACGGTGATCCGCGCCCTATCGATCCTACGAATGGCGCTGTCGATTTCGACCTTGCTATCGAAGACGAGGCCACGGAAATCTACTATGAATGCATGTACTTTCCCGGTACGCCTTACGGCATTCCACGCTGGGCTGGTGCAATCCCCTCGCTGCTAGGCGCACGCGAAGCGGAAATGGTTAACCTGAACTTCTTCCGAGACAACGCAATTCCGGCAATGGCTGTACTCGTCAGCGGCGGTGCATTGACCGAAGAAAGCTTCGACAAGATTGACAACTACATCAACGGTGTTCGCGGTCAGGCTTCGATGAACCGTATTGTCGTCATGGAAGCCGTTAACGACTACATGGGTAACCCCGCTGGCGCATTCGACGGCTCACTGCCTGCGCCAAAGGTTGACATCAAACCTATGCTGTCTGAGCGCCAGCACGAAGGTCTGTTCAAGGAATACATCAACGAAGCAGAGCGCAAGGCTCGCTCGGCGTTCAGACTGCCCCCAATCTATATTGGCTCTGCCGAGGAATATAACCGCGCCAGTGCCTTCGCATCGATGCTGACGGCTGACCAGCAAATCTTTGTCCCAGAGCGCCGGTCGTGGGACGATATGTTCCACCGCATTGTACTCTCTACGCACGGTATCAAGTTCTGGCGCGCACGCTCCGCTGGCCCCGGCCTGCAAGACCCGCAAGAGGTTTCGCGTATCGTGCAGTCGCTAGGCAAAGAAGGCGCTCTTACGGCTAACGTTGCCATCAAGATCGCGAACCGCTACCTAGACGCCGACATCAAGCCCATCATGGATGAGTGGGGTGATCTGCCGTTCTCTGTTATTCTCGAATATATCAAGGACGGCAAGACAATCGACGGTCTCGACATATTCACAGATACCATGGACAGTGCGCTTTCTCAGAACGACCAAAACCTGCCAACCACGCAAGAAGACCCAACGATTGATCCGGCAACTCAGCTTGAAAAAGTTGTCCATAGACTTTTGGACGACGTTGTTGGTAAGATGCAAGACAGGTTGGACGATGCGCTACAATCGATTGCAAGCGAGGAATAAGCGATGGTCAAGGTTGCGGAACTTATCAGAAAAGCAGACGGGCTTACGGTAATCGAGGCCCGTTACAACATTACCAAGGTTCTTGACGGCGATCAGCAGCTTGTCACCGGGCAGGTCTACTCGCCGGGAACCTTAGATGCCCACGGGCACTTTATGACGGCGGAAGACCTTCGCAAGGTAGCTCATCAATTTATGTCGGATGGGTTGCATACATCCATCGACGTGCAGCACGATAATAGAACCATCGATGCCGTTATCGTTGAGACCTTCGTAGCGCGCGATAACGACCCAGATTTCGAACCCGGTTCATGGGTAGCTACCGTAAAGGTTAATGACGCACATGTCTGGAAGCTCATCAAAGACGGTGAAATCAACGGGTACTCATTTGAAATTCTGACTTACAGAAAAGACGTTGTTGTGGAAGTCGAATTCAGTTCGTGGTATTACGGCTTTACGGACCCTGATCCGTATGATAAACATACTCATCCATTCATGGTCCGCATGGACGCAAAGGGACAGATCGCGTGGGGCAAGACCGGCCTTGGCAGTGATGGCTCTCCCGCCCATTCCATCACAAAGAGCAGCATAACCGATAAGGTTGGCGAGCACACACACCGCTACCATATGAGGTAAGGCCATGCGGGCTAAAGTGAAGAAGATAAAGCAGAAAGCCTCCCAACTTCATGGGGCCTCTGCGACGTATGTGTCCCTCGTGGACCGGGGCGCGGCAGAAACGCCCTTCACCGTAATCAAAGCAGCGAAAGGAGACGGTGCCATGGGCATCAAAAAACGGACGCAGAAATCGCACAAGAAGGTCGATCCCGGCACCCAGACGAAGGCCGACGACGAAAAGCTGGTGACGAAAACCGTCATGGCGAAAATGCTTTTCGACCAAGACCTTTTCGAAGATGAAGCCGCCGTGCGCGAGTGGATCGAAAAGGCCGAGTGGGAAGCTGACGGCATCGAAATCACGGACAGCGGCGACGGCTTCTATGTCGCACGTCCAGAGGGTACGACCGACGAGTCGTTCGCACGCATCGGCAAAGTAGATACCGAAACCGATGGCGTCGAAGCCTATGTCGGCGAAATGCAGGTGAAGGCTGACGACGAAGAACCGTCCGATGACGATGACGCCACCGACGACGACACCGAAGAAGACGACGCTGACGACAATGCGGACGCTGGCGACGAACCGGCTACCGAGACGAAAGTCGAAGACAAGCCCAAAAAGCCTCTGTCGAAGCGCGCCGAGTTCATCGCTAAGTCGGCGCAGAAGATCGTCAAATTCGATGGCTGGGATGCCTTCTATTCGAAGAAGTCCGACCTCGCCGAGTCGATCAAAGCGGGCATGGCTTGGGACAAGACGCCTCCCGGCTTCTACGATGTTCAGGCCGCGTTCAATGGCACCATCGCTGGCATTCTTGGCAGCGAAGACCTCGACACTTCGGCGAAGCAAGGTGCGCTGACCAAAGCTGCCGGTGAGTACGCCGACATCATCAGCGGTCTTGATATGTTCTTCGACACGTTCGTCAATGCGTCCGAAGATACCATGACCAAGGCGGTTGGCGATGAAGCGCGCGAAAGCATCGCCAAGTGGGCCGAAGGCTACGCTCAGTTCGTCGCCTCCGAAGGGGCCGATGTCGGCGCTGCAACCCAGAAGAAGGCCGACAAGCCGATCCGCGAGCAGAAAGCGGCTGAGCCGAAAGCTGACTTCGACGTGTCGAAAATCGAAGACCTCATCAAGAAAGCCGTCGAGCCGCTTTCCACGCAGGTCAACGAGGTTGTCGGCACGGTGCAGAAGATGGCCGACCGTCGGCCTTCGAAGAAGTCGGTCGATCTGACCGATAACACCCCCGATCCCTCCAAGGTGAAGAAAAGCGAAGCCGAGCAGACCGACGACTGGATGCGCTCGAAGCAACGTAAGAGCGTTCTTGGCGGTCGTTAATCGCCAAGACAACCCACACCGCAAACCACACATTTGAAAGAGAGAAGGAAGAAACCATGAAGATGAAGGAAATCCTTGCGAAAGCCGATATGGCGCTCGCCGACCTCGCAACCGCTGGCCTCATGCTGCCGGAACAGGCGAACAACTTCATCCGTATCCTCATGCAGGATACCGCCGTGCTTGATGACGTGCGCCTCATCAACATGTCGAAGCCGAAAATGTACGTGAACAAGCTCTCGCTCGACACCCGCGCCCTGCGTGTTGCGAACCAAGGGCTGATTTCCTCGCCGCTGTCTGGCGAAGAAGGTCCGCGTGCGCTGGCTCGTGCCGACCGCACGAAGATCACCACTTCGAAGGTCGAACTCGATACCTACGAAGTTATCGCCGAAGTCAACCTGCCCTACGAAGTGCTGGAAGACAACATCGAAGGCGGCAGCATCGACAATACGCGCTTCCAGCAGACCGTTCTCGAACAGCTTGCCGAGCGCGTGCGCATCGACATCGAAGACGTTCTCCTGAACGGCGACACCGCATCGCTCGACCCCTTCCTCGCAGAGCGTGATGGCGTCATCAAGCAGGTCGCCTCGAATATCGTGAACAACGGTGGCGCAGCCCTCGACGCGGTGACGTTCAACGAACTGATCCAAGCGCTGCCCGACAAGTTCAAGCGCGTTGCGAACCGCTACAAGTTCTATGTCTCGCACAACAAGCGCCTGCAGTACATGATGCAGATCGCTCAGCGCCAGACCGGACTCGGTGACTCGGTTCTCGTCGGCGGTGACGGTACGAACTTCGCGCCGTTCGGCACCCCGCTCGTCGGCGCTGCTTCGATGCCCGCTGACAAAGCGCTCTACATCGACCCGATGAACATTCTGTTCGGCGTGCAGCGCAACATGCGCATGGAATTCGACCGCGATACCCGCGAACGCGTGCTCATCATCGTGTTCACCATGCGGTTCGACTTCAAACTCGAACAGGAAGACATGGCCGTCAAGGCCATCAACATCGGCTGATCGGACTATCCCTATCGGTAGGCTCTGGCGTCACACACCATAAAACACCAGAGCCTATTAGGAGTTTCATACCATGGCGATCAAAAAAGTGAACACGGCAACTCTGATCCGGGGCAAGGTCTATACCCTGCGGCACCCGGATAACACGCCGCAAAATCCCGTTGACTCGCTGCGTTTCGAGCGCGGTGTCCCGAAATCCATCGAAGATAACCGCATCCTTGCTTTGCTTGAAGGCATGGTTGAGGAAATCGAAGACGGCGAAGGCGAAGTGTTCGAGAAGCCCGTGTTCCGTATCGACCGCAACGTTGATGCTCCCGAAGATGGGGTACGGAAGCCGACCAAGCTGTCCGCTACGCGCACCGTCAAAAAGCGCGTAGTCCGCAAGTAACACGGACGGGGGCGGAAACGCCCCCTTCCTTACAATCGATTGCAGCGGGGAAACGCAATGTCCACCAAAATGTGCAGTATCGCAAACGTTGTCCCGGTGCTTAATATTGAGAGCGGGTGGACACGCGATAACGATATTATCAACCTGTACATTGAGCAGGCCACTGCACTTATCCGCCAGTATACTCGTCGTGAGTGGGATTACGGTCAGCACATTGACTTCGCTTCGACTACGGACATTGACACTGCCATCCGTCGCGGAAGCAATACATACACTGTCACCCTACGTGAGAAGAACTTGGACACCACTATGCCTTTCAGCATCCGTTACGATGCAGCAGGCAAGTTTGACGATGCGGCTGACGTTGATCCATCGATTTACTCGATTGATACTCGCCGTAATCAAATCGTGTTCTACCCGTCGCTAATGCGGTCAGCGGATCGCAATATCAGGATTTCCTATTACGCAGGCTTCAAAGTAATTGAACCAGACGACCCGCAGAATATTCCCGCCGATTTTGAGGCAGATATTCTCGACGTGCCTGCGAACCTGCGCCTAGCCTGTGTAGCGCAGACTGCCTACTTCGTTCGCCAGTACTACAACAGCGTAACTGGTACTACGCGGAAGGACTCGCAGGCACGCGTTAAGGAAGCCGGTCTTACTGGCGCTGGGCTTGTCGCAGAGGCGCTTGCCCTAATCAAATCTGAAACCCGTCTTCTAATGGGCAAAAATGGCTAAGGTTCGCAACGTCCCTGTATTTGAGATTGACGCAGGCCCGGTAGCAAGCCGGGCTTTTGGGCAACTGAAAAATGCAAAGGGGTTCAGCGGGCGCGCACAAACACGTATGGCTGCTTCGATGCGGGAGGCCATACGCAAAGCGTTGATAAGGACAGTAAACGAGAGCGAGTTTCCTACAAGAACAGGTAGATCGTTATCGATGGCCCTGTCTGGCGCTCGTGCTTTTGGTACTAGCTTCGCAAGTCTGCGCGGTCACATCATCGCGCCGGGGTACATTAAGATGCTTGAAGAAGGCACCTCTGTTGAGCCGCATGAAAGTCAGTATCTAGCCATCCCATTCGGCGACAAGGCGCTACGACCAGACGGCACACCCAAGCTGCCCGGTCCTCGTTCGTGGCAGAACGTACAGAAGACATTCGTATATAAAAGTAAGCGAACTGGCGGCAAGTACATTGCCTATCGCTCTGGCGATCAGCTTGAGGTGCTATACGTGCTTGTCGAGGCCGCTGACGTACACGCTAGACACTTTCTGCGTAACGCATGGCGTGGCGAGCAGGGCCGTCTTGGCCTTGAGTTCGGCCAGATAATGCACGAAGAAATATCGAGAATTGATCTGCTACAGATGGCCCGCGTTACTTACCGAGGCCATAAACCCAAAGGTGGGACACAATGAGCCTAGAAGCACCTCTGCTAAAGACAACGCATGCTACTAAGGGCCGCACTGTGCGTCAGCGTATGTTCGATGCACTAGAGACTGTGCTGCTAGGCTTGCTTGGCGAGGACGGTAAACCGCTGTGGCGCGCTGTCTATTACGGCGACCCTGAATTGATACCAAATGACCGCGCCCCGTTCCTTGCAATCGATTGCGGGACTGAGGATAAGCTGCAAAGCTACGGCGGATGCACTGAATACAATCTACCAACGTTTTTTCATATGCGCTGGATGCCCAAACAGGGAGTAGACGAACAGGACAGATACCAGTATTATCTCGGTATCATGCAAGAGGCTGTTCTGGCACAGCATAACCTTGGTGGCCTTGCGCATAACGTTGAAGAAGACAGCAACTCACACACCATCATGGGCATCCGCGATGTCTACCCCGGTGGGGTCTTGAATGTTACGATCAAATACAAGACCCGCCTCCATAACCCCTACAAGGCCCCACACGAACAGCTTTGACGAGAGAAGAAAGGAATAAGGTATGCAAAAACCTTCGATGAGAACCGAACTGAGCATGTTGCTCGGTAAGATCGAAACCACCACCGGAACAGACGCGATGCCAAACGCAGTCTCCGACGCCTTCCTCGTCGGGGATTTGGACATTCAGCTTGATACGACCGCGCTGGAACGCAACGTGTTCCGCACCTCGTTCTCGCCTGTGCCGACCGGCGTTGGCCGTAAGGTCGTCAATGTCAACTTCTCGCACGAAATCAAATCGTCCGGTGACGTTGGCGTTACGCGTCCGAAACTCGGTGCCCTTCTGCGCGCTTGCGGTATGAAAGAGGTGCTTATCACGGCTGGCGCTGCCAACCAGATCGGCACCCCCATCCCGTTCGGCTCCGTGAAAGGCGCTACCGTCGCATTCGCCAAGACCACCGTACCTTCCGCTCTGTTCGGTTCGTACTTGATCGAGGTTGTTACTGGCGGTGCCTCTGCTACGGCGGCTGTGCAGGTATCCCGCTGGGGTTCCGGTGAAATCGATAGCACTGTTCTGCTCAATACGCGCCGTGAAGCTCGGGTCAATGACTCGTCCCTCACCACGCTTACCCTCGGTGGCACGACCGCTGTCCCCACCTTCACTGTCGCCGGTTCCCCGACCGAAGGCGACCAACTGTACGCAGTTATCGGTGGCGAAGTCTTCTACTACGAAGTCACCGCTGCTGACGAAGCATCCGGCACTGCCGTAGACGATGTTGCCGCCGCACTCGCGGCACTGATCGACGCGGATGCTCGCTTGACTGCCGCTGCCGTCGCTGGCGTCATCACGGTTGGCTTCACTTCCGGCGCTGTTACCACGGTACTGACCTCCGGCTCCACCGTGCTTGACCTCGGCGCATCCGGTGCTCAGATCACCCCGACTTGGACCGGCGATCTTGTCGAAGGCCAAAAATGGATCGTTCAGCTTTACGAGGAAGGCTACACCTACACGCCGACTTCGAAGGCTTCCGAGTCGAACACGGCCACCCTCTACGTCTTCAAGGACGGTATTCTGCACAAGGTTACCGCGTGCATCGGGACTGTGACCTTTACCGGCGAAGCTGGTGCGGTCGCGGTGGCGAACTTCGAATTCCAAGGGAACTATCTCGACCCCGTGGAAGAACCGACGCCGCTCGACGCCGTGTTCGAAGAAACGGTTCCGCAGCAGGTCGAACTCGCTCAGATGTCCATCTGGGGCGACAACGATTTCTGTGCGCAGTCGTTCACCTACACGCTCGGAAACCAGATCAACCTGAAAGAGTGCATCAACGCTGCCGATGGCTTCAACGGCGCGCTCATCACGGGTCGCGAACCCACCGCAAACCTGAACCCGGCTGCTACCTACGAAGCGTACACCGGCATGTGGGCGAACTTCTCGCGGTCGATCCAGTTCCCGATCCATACCCGTGTCGGTTCGGAGGAAGGCAACATCGTTCGCTTCTACAGCGACCGTGTGAACTACACCGGCCTGACCTACGGCGACCGTAACGGCACCGTTACCCTTGAGGCGACGTTCTCGCTGAACGGCGTTGCACAGGTCGGTGACGACGAACTTCGCGTCGTGTTCTGCTAAGGGGCCGGCAAGCGAGGAACGAGGGCGAGGGCGGGCAGCGATGCTCGCCCTTTTCACTTACAATCGATTGCAAGCGAGTTAAAAATGAAAGCTACACGTCAGCTAACAACGTATGATCTTCGTAAAGACCGCATCGCTGGTTCCTACAGGGTGCTAACGCTTCTCGACAGGCCAACAGGTATTCAATTCATATGCCCGTGCGGTTGCGGCAATGAGAGCTACATGAACCTTAACGAAAATAACGGGCATCCTCGCTGGACGCTTACCGGCTCCCTTGACGAGCCTACTCTAGCGCCGTCCGTCCACCAGACTGGTATGTCTTGCAAATGGCATGGCTGGCTGCGCAAAGGGCGCTGGGAAAAGGTCTAAGGTTGATGCGCGTAACAGTCTATCTCGTTGAAAAGTCCACTGGACTTGTAGATGAAAATGGCGTAGAACTTTACTACGCTGTAGCAGCAAGGCTAACGCGCACTTCTGCCGAAACCGAATTCGAAACTGACATAGGTAACGGTAGCGCGAGAGTACGAAAGCTAACGGCTACGAAATAGCAACCCAAGCAGCAGCAAAAGGAGCAGCAGCATGGCAATTCACGGTGTTTCTCTCGCAGAGCGCGAAGAAGTGATCTTGAAGTCGGACCCCGGCCACCCCGACAATCCCGAGTACAAGGCGGCTGTTGAAGCCGGTCGTACCCCCGAGAAGCCGACGAAATTCTTCATTGGCAACATGACCAAGGCCGACAAGATTGAACTCGGCGACATTGGCACTTCGCCGACCATGCGCGACGGCGCTATCACGATGGAGAACCATCGCACGAAGCGTGCCTATACCGCCGTGCAGCGCAGCCTCAAAGGCTGGGACAACTTCATCATCAACGGCAAGAAAGTTCCGTTCGAGGAAGGCACCGTAGCCACCGCTTCCGGCCAGCTTGTCGCCGGGGCGTCCGATGGCTCCATGGCGAAGCTCCCGCTCGACGTTGTGCATGAGCTTTCCGACATCATTCTCGAAAAGAACGGCATGACGAGGCAAGCTGAAAAAAACTTCGCGTCTCTGTTGCAGCCGTCCGCAGGCGCCAGTTCCGAGACTGGCGCTGCAGCGAATGCTCAGCAGAGCAGCAGCGAGAGCGAGGATGCGAAGCCCCTGCAGTAATACCCATCGGGAGGGTAGCACCAGTAGATCAAAAACTCGGAAACTACTGGTCGCTTCCTGACGGTGAGAAACAGAATAGGTGCCCGTGGGTCAAGATCAAGGAAGACCCGATGTGGTGGGAGCGTATCATAACTACCTACGCAGGTTATGAGAAAGGCTTTCTACCTCATACCGGGGGCCTAGATGCCCAACCAAATCTGCTTGCGCCAACCATGGCAGTCATATCATCAGCAATGAAAGACGAAGACGATATAGCGGCTGACGAACAAAAGGCCATGCAATCAGCGGGGTCAGGCGGTAGCCAAAGCGTCTTGGGCAAAGGAACGGGCGGGTACAGCCGTATAGGCGTCCCTAAAGCTCCTAAAAAACGATGAGGGCACCATGGCGGTACAGACTACGGACTTTGGGCGGGTAGCAGACGATCTTAGGAGGGCAGCGGGAAGCTTTGCCCTCCTTACCAGTAATGCATCTGCGTTCGGTGCAGCACTCAATTCATTCCGAGAATTTGAGCGCCAGCTTGTCCTAACCAACGCTATCGCTCTTGGTACGGTAGAAACGTATGCCAAGATGGAGCGGGCAGCGCGTGGTTTCGCCCTCGCTACCACCACCTCTGCGACCGAGGCCGCTTCCGCACTGCAAAACCTCGCGCAGGCTGGCTTTACGGCACAAGAGTCCATTTCGGCGATGACCGGCGTTCTGTTGCTCGCATCTGCGACCATGAGCGACGTTAACGTTGCCGCAGACCTGATTTCTTCGAATATTCGTGCATTCGGATTGCAAGCGTCCGATACTGCCCGTGTCGCCAACCTGTTTACCGCAGCCATGAACCGTGGCCTTGCGACCATTGATAAGCTGACTTACGCCATGCGTCAGGTTGCGCCGGTCGCTAATGTTGCTAACCTGTCTATCGAAGAAACGACTTCGTGGTTGAACGTTCTGTTTAACGTCGGTCTTCGTGGTGAACAGGCTGGTACTGCGCTGCGTAACGTTATCGTTCGACTTGTACGCCCAACTGGCGAGGCGGCTCAAACTCTACGTAAGTTCGGCATCGCGACAACCGATGCTACTGGTAACATGCGAGAGCTTGAAACAATCTTGAAAGAGCTTGATGCGGCTAACCTAGGCGAAGCACAGCTTGCAAAGATTTTCGAAAACGAAGCCCTAGCCGGGGCTATTACTATGATGAAGGCAACTCGCACAGAGGTCGGCAAGACCACTAACGCCTATCGTCAGATGCTACAGCAGATTAGTGGCACGCAAGCTGCGCTTCAACTTGCCCTCGCTAACATGGATAGCTTTGACGGCTCCATGAAGCTTCTGCGAAACTCTATCAATGATGCGGCCATTACCCTTGGCGAGGAATTCGCACCATATATTCGTGAACTAGCTAAATTCATCCGTGACCTTCTGACGGAGTTCCGAAATCTCGACCCAGAGACGCGCAAATTCTACGTGCAGATGGCTGCTGTAGGTGTGGCGCTAATGGGCGCGCTTGCATCCCTGAACGCCTTTATTCTGCTGTTCGGCGGTGCGGCTAGTGCTATCAGCCGTGCGGCTATCGGTCTAAGCGGAATACTCCTTGGCAGGCTCGTATTCGCCCTTGATGCGGTTGGCATTGCCTTTACCGCTATTGTGTCTGGTCAGCTAACCGTCGCTGGCGCTATCACTGCACTGAGCGGTGTGTTTGCCGGGTTTGCACGCACGCTCATCGGTCCTTTCGTTATGGCGGCAGAGGCGGCAACTGCTGCTCTTGTTGCTCTTGGGCTTACGCCTATTGGGGCGGCTATCGCTGTTACGGTAGCGGTCGTCGGCGCTGCGGGCCTAGCTATGCGTGCGTTTGCTGACGACACAGATGCAGCCACCGAGGCACAGCGTCGTCTACGTGTTGAGGCAGAAAAAGCGCAGGCTAAGAAATCTTTCGATAAAGCAGCGTCTAACGTTGGTATCGGGGAGTTCACTATCCTTGATGCGCAGCGCCAACTGCAAATGAATACGCAGCTTGTTAGCAGCGACCTTGTTAACTCGCTTGGCGAGAATGATTACAAAACGGCCATCAACGCTGCTGAGGTCGGGCAAACCAATCTTCGCACCCTGCGTGAGTCGCTAATCAAACAGCGTGACGCTCTAGCTGCCGTTTTCGATCAAGCAGACGGCATCAACGCGGCTGTAGAAGCTGAGCGTGCGCGTGCCGAGAAATACGATAGAAGTTTCATCGGTGGGTTTTCTAACTTCTTCACTAGCACTACTGCACTAGAGGATGTTAACCGGGCGCTAGATGAAGACTACGCGGGCGTTATCGAACAGTCTAGACTTTTCAAACTCAAGAAAGAGAAGCTTGAGGAACTCATCGCGGAGACGCAGCTTCAACAGGACATCGGCGTACAAGCTGAGAAAGAGCGCATTAAAGGGTTTGTCGAAGCCATCGCTACGGGCGGGCAGCAGCTTGATCCACTTTATGCCGACCTTAACAAGTCTGTATCCGACTTTCTGCGCGCCGCAGACGAGGGTACTATTAAAGCAATCGTTGACGGTCTCTCAGAAGGCGAAAAGAATTTCACTCAAGAAAGCTTCCTTGAAGCCGTCCTAAAAGCACAGGGCGTCGATCCGCAGTTCATTAAGGTTATACTTGATCGCCGCGCTAAGGAGCGCATTCGTAAGGTTGTTTACGACTTGCAATCGATTGCAGCGGCTCAGCAAGCGGACCTAGATAAGCTAAAGATCGAGTCACTCAAATTCACTAGCAAAAATGGTACTGACCTAGCGGAAGCAATTCGGGCTGGCGGTGAAGCAGCCTATATGGCTACCGCCGCTGAAATGAAAAAAATCCTAGGCGACTTCGCTAAGGACAATGGCGAAGCGCTGAGCAATACGATTATCCAATCGCAAGACGGCGTTCAGGAAGCCATCGATGCTGCTGTAAAACAGGGCGGATACTCTGACCCGGATAAACTCGGTATTGAAAAGATCATCGGTGGGCAGTGGCTCATCGATGCAATTGAGAAGCGAATTACAGCCGACACTTCTAAGGAAGAAGCGCAGCGTATCATTGAAGAAGAAGCCAAGAAATACGGCATTCTTCTCGAAAATATGCTGAACCTGATCGGCGAGACAATGAAACAAACGGTCACGGAGGACCAGCTTAACGCCATTAGAACAATCGCTGGCAATCAGGTACAGCTTATCTCAGCCGCAGCCCTTAATGGCGTATCAGATGCCACCAAAGCTGCGGAAGATGCACGCGAGCGCTTTGATCGTGAAAAGAAAGCAGCCGCAGCAGAGGCCGAGCGTGCTAAGAAAGCTGCACGCGATGCCATCAAAGAAGCGCGTAAAATCGAAGATGCTTTCCGCGAAATCTCCCGCACCCGCCGCGACCTGCAAGACACGGTTACGACGAACACGCGCGGCGTTGATGTAGCAGACCGCATCAAGTCCTCGTATTTCTCCGATGTTCTCAAAATCACGAGAGATTACGAAGATCAAATTCGCGACCTTAAACGTCAGATCGAAGACATCGAAGTCAACTTCACCGGATCGCCGCAAGAGCTTGCTCGCCTCAAGCAACAGTATGGCGAACTGATTACCGAAATGAAGGCGGCGCAAGCCGCTGAAATCGCATCTGCCGGTGAGTTTACCGCACAGATGGAGCGCCGTAGTAAAGCGCTTGAAACGTTCATGCGTGATCTTAAAGACATCGGCATGGCGTCCAAGGATACTTTCACCCAAGTAGGTGCTGGTATTGCTACGGCATTCGCAGAATACAACAAAGACCTCGTGACTATCATCGACATCACGAAGGACGCAACGTCTAGCATGCTGGACACGATCACCTCTGGTATCGGCGACTTCATCTTTGATAACACGAACGCTTGGGAAAACTTCAAGAAATCGATGCTGAATATCTCGCGTCAGATTTTTGAAGGCTTCACGAAAGCATTCTTGCAGCAGTCGATTTCTTCTATCACTGGTGGTGAGGGGTCTATTTTTGGTAATGCGCTGCAGCCCTCGGGCTTCGGCAATACTGGTACTCCCGGCGTAGGTACTGGCGGTATTCTGGGCAAGCTGTTCCCCGGATTGGCCGGGGCTTTCGGTAAGCAAACTGCGGGTACGCAAGCTGATCCTATGCAGCAAGCGCTGACCGCCGCAGCAACGCAAACCAACCAAGTGTACACGCAACACCTGACGCAGCTTCGCAGCATACTGTCGAACTTCGCAACCGGCCTGCAAGGTGCCCTATCTTCCGTAACTGGCGGCGCTGGCACCGGCATAGGCACCGCACTTACTGGTGCTACGGACGCACTTACTGGCGGGGCCGCGACGGCGGTTACCAAGTCGGTAGCCACCATCACCGGAGCCACGACAGACCTAGCCCAAGGTATCTACGAGACCGCGAAGTCCATAGGTGCCAACCCCATCGATCTTGCCAAGGCAATCTCTTTTGAGACGGGCGGAACCTTCGATCCGTTGATTAAAGGGCCGACTACCAAGTGGGGGCAGCATCGCGGCCTTATTCAGTGGGGCGAGGATCAAGCGCGACAGTACGGGGTTGATTTCTCATCTGCGCAGGCCGCAATGTCTTCGCAACTTGGGGCAGATGGGGCAATCGCTCGCTATTTTAAAGATCGCGGGTTTATGCCGGGTATGTCTGGCCTTGATCTGTATTCTACGATCAACGCAGGCTCGCCCGGTCGTTACAATGCCTCAGATACCGCAGCGGGCGGTACGTGGGGCACGGTAGCCGACAAATGGAATAGCCAGATGGAAGGCCACTTGGCAAATGCCGAGCAGCTTTTCTCCAATTTTAACGGTGACCTCGCTCAGACGGTCGGGGATACGCAAGGTTTGGTAGATACCTTGTCCCAGAATATCGATCCTGCGGCAGCTACTAATCTAATCGGCCAGACACCCGGTATCCTGCCTCCCGGCCAGTATGGTGCCTCTGGTAACCAAGCTGTAGCTGGCACTGGCGGTAACCCGCTTACGAGCATACTCGGAATTGGTGGTGGTCAAGCTGGGGCGAACGATCCGACAGGCGTGATGTCTTCCGCGCAGCAGCTTAACACTGTTATGACGCAATTCGTCACGCAGATCACTACCACACTTAACCAGTTCGGCACTCAGTTCACTGCGGCCCTTAACAATGCACTCGCCCAAATGGGTGGTGGTAGCGTTTCCTTCGGCGGCATCGGCGGCGGCGCGGGCGGTGGTATCGGTGGCTTGTTTAGCAGCATCGGAAGTCTGTTCGGTTTCTCGAAGGGCGGGTACACCGGCAACGGCGGCAAATACGAGCCAGCAGGCGTTGTACACCGTGGGGAGTACGTAACGAACTCTGACGCAACGAAGGCATTCTACCCGCTGCTTGACGCTATCAACTCTGGTGACATCAACCCACGATATGCTGATACCATGCTCGCCGCTATGGGGCTTCGCAACAAGGGCGTTAAAACTAAGCAAAGCGACAGCTACGCAACAGGCGGTCTAGTTGGCGGCATAGCCGGTATGGCCGGTCTGTCTAATGCTATGCTAGGCTCCAATGTACGCAATACCACTAACCCCGTTCCGCAAGTTAGCAACCCGATAACGCTGCAAGCTAGCTATGTCGTCAATATGAACGGCGGGAACGGTGATAACTTCGCAAGGTCTGCTAACCAGCATGCCAAGAAACTTATGGCTGCGATAGAAAAAGCGAAGCGTAACACCTAACCTTACAATCGATTGCAAGCGAGGAACTACCAATGGGAACTGTAATGATCGAAGGCTTCGAACACCTTCCCCCGGCTTTTGCCATTGACGACACGAACCTGTGGAATGCGTTGCTCGGCTTGCGCAATATGCATTGGGATGCTGGCGTAATCTGCACCGTAGAAGCCGAAGGTCGTATCGCCGGTAATGCTCTAAAGTTTGTGCGCGATGGTACGCCCGCCCTCGACAACACTGTCCTAGGCTTCTCATTCATTCCTAAGCAGCAAATGTGCGCTGGGTTTGCAATCAAGTTCTCGGAAGTACCAGCCGTATCGATACCGATCATGTCTTTCCGGTATTACGATGGCACGGACGATAAAGAGCAAATGTCTCTTTGGTGCTCGCCAGACGGGCGCATTTTCTTGTCCAACGCCGATGTATCCGAGACTATCTCAGCGCCGACTATCGACGTAGAGGCCGTGTCGGACGCATCCGTTGTCAATCTGCAAGCATGGACTTACATCGAAGTAATGCTGACACTCTCCGGCGCGCTGCCGGTTTTGAACGTTAACGTGAACGGCGCACCTGTTCTGGCGGACTTGACCAGCGCCACATTCCAGAAATTCATCGATCAGCCCTACCTTAGTTCCATCTATTTCTTCAATCCTGCTACCGACTACTTCAATGTTCCCTACAGTATGCTGCTTGACGACCTCTACCTTAATGACTCGGCCATGCTCGGGCCGCAGTGGGCACTACGCCTAGATAATGGTGCGTCTCTCAGCGGTGCAATCCCCGTTCCTCCCAGCTACTACGGAGAAGCACCCGGAATTACGCCTACCGCTTGGGATGATACGGCAGTCTGGGAGCTTGCGGACTTGCCCGCTGGCGTCGGTGCCATCAATGCCATTGGCCTTACTATCTTGGCGATAACCTCTACAGGTACGCTTGACGGCCTTGAGTACGCCCTGACCAACCCGGCAGGCTCGAACCTAAAGGCCCTCAAGAAGTCAACCGTATCCAACGGGCTTGGGATGACCTGCCTACGCTCCACCTCTGATACGCTACCTACGGATGTTCTAACCGATCTGACCAATCTCAGCGGCTACCTGAAAGCCTCAAAGGTTATGCTGTAATGCTCACGTTTAACACAGACCCAGAGGTATCGATCACCGCGTACTCTGTACAGGTGATAAACGATACCGAAGAACCTGCGACTCACCTAACCGTCGAGTCGCAGACTGCTATGGTACTCGCATCGGACATTGGCTCTGTGCCAAATAACCTGCTAAGCTCGTACACAGTGTATGCGCTTGTGCGAGTGGACAGTAAGCCTTTCGGCGGCTTCTACACTATCGAAGAAACGCCCGGATCGGAGGAAAGAGACGTGATCTATTCTGACTTGGTATTCCCGCGCTGCATTACCTACGGTTCTACTGGTTCGCCCAAGTACAGTACCGAGAAGACCGAGGTCGATAGCGGCGCAGAACAGCGAAACCAGCGTCGTGCCAATGTGCGCCATACTTACAATATCAGCATGGAGAACATGAACTCGGAGGATATTTCCGAGATTATGAACCTGTGGCACGTTTGCGCTGGTGACTTCATCGGTTTCCTGTTTCTCGATCCAATGGATCATACCAGCGCTAACACGGAAGACAGTTTGTCTGGCGAACAGGTTGCACCAACCGATCAGTTCGTGGCGTCGGCCATTGGTACGCAGGCAGACTACACCCTGTACAAGTATTACCAATCTGGATTGCGCCAGCGTAAACGTCGCATTCGCTACCCAGACCTTGATACCCTGCGCGTAGCGGTGAACGGGTTTGAAATTCCAACTTTTGAATTCCCGTACAATGAAAACGTGCTGCGCTTCACGAAGCCTATCCCAGAGCTTACCGCCAACTTGACGCGCGATACTGGCGGCGTGATAACCGGCGCTGATTTCTCTGCACTAGAGCCGGGTGCGCTCGTGTATGTGACGGGGTGGGAGAACTCGGCGTATAATGCCCCAGAGGGCGGCAACCCTGCACGGGTCGTATACGCAGACAGCACGACGCTTACGCTGCAGAAGTTCGATGGAACGGCATACGGCGCAGTGGCGCTAGGCCCAACATCAGTTACTATCAAATCTGCGCTACCTCCCACAGGCTCGGAGATACGGGCCGGTTACTACTTCTACGTTGCTGTTCGTTTTGACGATGGCGACGTGATGGAGGGGGAAATTCAGGCAGGTATGCGTGAGAGTGCAATCGCCACCTTCAACAGCATTGTGCTGCGGGAGATTTTCGAATGAACCGCGACGACTTCGCTGCCCTATACCAGAGGCTTGAACGCACAAGAACTAACTTTACAGAGTGCATCCGCCTTGAGCGTGGTGACGGCGAGGTACTGCGTTTTACCGCGCATGATGGAGACTTGAAGGTACTTGAGAGTGATGGAGCCTACTACACTTACAAGTCGGCAGACTCT